TTTGCAGGTTTACTTTTAAATCTTTGATGTGCAACTTTTTCTACTACATCTGATCTTGTTCTTAAAGCTAGTAAATATCCTTCTTGAAAACCACCCTTATATAAATTTACTTCTTGATCTGTAAGTAGGTAGTATGCTTTTTTATATTGTTTTAAAAAATTATTATTTCCCTTTTCTTTTAAATGTTTTTCGTACACCTCGTTTAATAAGGTCATAGATCCCCCTAGGTCTTTGTTGTTTTTTTCAATCATTGCGTTAATACTTATCGCATTAACATTTCTTTAGCTTTTTCTACTTCCCAAATTAGCTTAAAACTATCTGCTTGTAGCTTTTTAGCTTCAGCTAACGCTTCAAGATATTCTTCATGTTTTTCCCTCTGAAGATCCTGTAGCTCTTGGAAATTCTGCTTTAGCTTTTCCATCTTTCTCCTTTTTCACTTTGGTAAAATCAATTTTAACTGTTGTGATTTTACATTCTACATACTCTCCCTGTGCGTTGGGATTAGCAGCTTTCTCTACTTCATCAAATCTTTCAACCAGTTGGAAACTAGCTTCGCCAGATTTAATTCTTAAATACTTAACCATTTTTATCTCTTTTGTCTATATCTTTTTTGTGTAGGTCAAAGGTCATATCATTATAGATGGATAGGTCGTGATAGT